AGGTGCAGAAAAACCAGTGAATATACTTGTCATTGTAGAGGTAAGCAATTGGTCATACTTTTTATCAGTATTGTCATCCTATACACGTTCAACTGAAACGCCATTTTCTTTAGAATCATTAAACACTAATAGGAATGAACCAGCATTATCATCACCACAGAATTTCTCTTTAACTTTGTTCTCAAGTTCTTTCTTTACATCATCGCTTGGGATGCCATTATTAAAGTTCAAAACGAAGTTTCCATTAAAGTTGTTTTTAATAGCATTTAAATGGTAATTAGCTATTCTCACTTGTGTTTCAATAGCAGAAATTGAACCAGAATATCTTGGTAATGGGTAAACTGTTCTCTTTCCACCTGTGTAGAAAAATACAGCAGATTCATTACGATACTCTTCACCTCTTTTCCAAGTTTTAAATTCAATAAATGTTGGAGATGATTTAGAAGCAAATTCTTTTGAGTAGTACACTTTTTGATGTTCCTCATCAGTTCTGCATTTTCTCATATCAAGCCAATCAATTCTTATAATTTGACCAGCTTTATTATAGAAAATTTGGAATGCAAAACCACCATAAAGCATGTAGTCAAGAGCAAGATTTTTAATTACATCTTCCCAAGTTTCATCTTCATTTGGCTTATAAATAGATTCAATTCCATTACCAACAACAAAGTTAACAGTTGTGTTTATAATTGACTGCATTAATGAGCTTCTTTCATATAAGCTATATAAGTAAAATGGAAGCTTATTATCTTTGCCCCAATAATACCACTCTTTACCAGAATAAGAACGTTCAGTCAATTGAGGAATTTCTACATTTTCTATAGAAAATGAAAGAAATTGTGTGTTTTTTAAAACTTTTTGTTCATTTTTCATACGTTTTATGAAAATTTTTATAACTTTTGTTCAAATGAAAAATATATTTCATTTATATAGTTTATTTATTCGCATAAAAAAATCCTCTAGAGTGTGTCTATTTAACTCTAGAGGAGGTTTTCACTATTTCTTATTAGTAATTAAACTAATGTAATAGCTTCTAATGCTGTGATTGTAGATGCATCTGTGATTTCATATGGAAGTTCAGCATCGTCAGCAGAAATAGTAACAGTGTATTGGTTAGCATCTGAAGAAGCTGTACCAGTCTCGCCTGTACCAGCATTACCCTCTAATGGGCTATTGATACCGATTGCCCAATATTTACCGTTATTATCTTTTACAACACCAGTTGTTTGTCCCATAAGCATTGCCATAACTTCAATTCTTTTAGATGTTTCCATCTTCAAGAAGTTCATAGTAATATCTGTTGAGAAATATGAACCAGCATTATCATTTACTGTCAATGTAGAAGTCATAGAAGCAGCGCCTTTTCTTAAATTGTAAACTTTAAATGCTGTAGTAGCATCAGGCTTAACTGTGTGAGATGCTGTTGAAACATCCCAAGTAACAGAAGCAGAATCTGCTAACCAAACTTTAGCAACACCACCTACAGAATCCTTGCAGCCAGCATTTAAACCTGTTAATGTATAACTTGTGCAATTCATATATTTAATTCTTTTAATTTTTGTAGTTTTTATTTTGAGAGGTAGCGGTATTACTACCTCTCATTTTGTTGCTAAATTATCTATTATGCTTCAGGAGCTTTAGATACTGCGATTTGGTCTGGGAAAGCAACTTGAGCACCAGCATTGAACTTGATAGCCAATCTGAACTCTTGGTTGTCTTTAGAATACCATAAATCGAATGAATCAGCATCGTCAGAACCATCATAACCATAGAATAAGTTCTCTGGGTCAGCTGCAACGATACGGCCTTTACCATTCAAACCTGCTACACCGTGTAATTTAGTGTTAGTACCTGGAAGGATGATAGTTTTAGCATCGTTTACAGTTGGGTCATAGTGATATAAGTTCTTAGCAGTAATTTCAAGAACGATACTACGGAACATATCTTCACCACAGAACATTTCAGCTTTGCTTAAGATTTCAGCTGGAATAGCTTTGTAAACTTCAATTGCAGTTGCGTAATCAGAAGCACCAGCAGATACATCAATTACACCAGCTTCAGCATCCATAATAGTTAACAAGCCATTGAAACCTTCAACTGCGCTAGATGCATTCCAAATCATAACTTCAAGTTTGTTGTTAACTTTCTCTACGATGTTATTAGTGATTTTTTCCTCGAAAGGAAGAACCTCTGCACCAGCTTTAACACGAAGTTCATCTTGCATCCATTTCTTTCTTAAGTCTTCCTCGCAAAGAGAAATGTTAACTTTATATGGAGCAACTTCCATAATACGTTGTGTAAAATCAACGTTACCAGAAGCATCGAATCCACAAGTTCTAGCTTGAAGAACTGGGTCAGTAGCTAAGATATTTAAAGCTTCTTTGTATTTAACACCTGGCATGTCGTTAATGTATTGTTTTGTTTCGAAGCCAAGCATTGCTTTTGTCAATAATTCCCCACGTTTTTGTTCTACGTAATCAGGGAGTGTATTTACGTTAAATGCCATAATTTTTTATAAATTAGTTTTTATGTTCAAATGAAAAATATTGGACTATTAAAATCTTGGTTTATAAGTCCAACTTTTTTGTTCAGGTTTTTGTGATTTGAGTTGTTCTTCAGCTGGTTCAGCATCAGATTTTTCAAGCTCAGCTTTAAGTTTACCAATTTCTTCGTCCTTTTCAGCGATGATATTGTTAAGTTCTTCAATTTGTGCTTGAAGTCTAGCAATTTCTTCATCTTTAGGGTCAGCTTCAGGTTCTTGTTCTGGCTCTTGTTCTGGTTCTTGTTCCTCTTGTTCAACTTCTGCTTCAGGTTGTTCCTCTGGAGCTTCTTCTGGTTGTTCAGGAGCTTGTTCTGGTTCTGGTTCACGAATTTCAGCAACCTTACCATCAGCGATAACATAAACCTTTTCATCTTCAGCTTTGTATTCACCGTCTGGTGCAGCAACCAATTCACCTTCTTCGTTTTCTACAAATACTTCTACACCTACTTCTAATGCACCATCAGAAATAAGAACACCTTTATCTGTTTCAACTTCAGCAAGTTTTAACACCATACGTGCAAGTTTTAAAAGTTTTGAATTCATATATATGTGTGTTTATTTTTGTTCAAATGAAAAATAATTACTTTAATAGTTCGTCAATCAATCTGTCAATTTCATCAATATCTTCTTGTTTTTCAGAACCTAATTTTTCTTCTAAATTAGCAATAACTTCAACAGAAAAACCATTAAATTCATCTGTAGTTACTATTTGTTCCCATAAAGCATCATCTGTTATTTTAAATGAGCAAATCCAAGAGCCATCTGCAATATCAAATTCTTTAGGTGCAATTCCTCTTGCTTTATCAACAAAGTAAGATTCAACTAATATTGCACTTGTTACAAATGAATCAGAATCGTGTTGTAAATTAACAGAATTAAGCATGTTGTTTTTGCTATATCTCTCAACAAGCTTAGCAATAGTATCTTTAGTGAAAACTACGTAATATTCTTCACCAGTTACGAAATTTCTGCGGTATATTGGCATATCTGCAATCAATGCAGGACCAGTAAGGATGTGTTTAGATTCATCCTTAGCAAATACCATCTTCTAATCTTTAAATTTAAGGAAGTCTGTTTCAATGGCCGGTTTGTCAACTAAACTAACAGCCTATAAGCCTAAATTGTCATCTTCATCGATATTTATATAAAAGTATCTCATAATTCTTAAGATAAATTTTAATCAAATTGAATATAGTTCACATCATCTTCAAATACTGAACTGTTCTTAACAGATTCAATACCTTTTTGAACTAAATAGTTTCCAATGAATATCCATTCTTCAAGCTCTTTATCATAGCATTCAAGTTTGACTGTATATTCATTATTAGGGAACTAATTTAACCATTCTGCCTGTATATTTATCTTCAAATACAAAGGGTTCTCAGATGAATTAGAACCAATACCAATAGCCGTCTGGTTAGTTACGTTATTGGTAACGGTTGCTCTAATTCTTCCTACTTCCAAATCCATTATATTTGGAAATATAACATATTCAGTATCATTATTAACGTATATCATCTCATATGAAAAATAAAGTTTTATCAATATCTTGCTTCAGATTCTGCAACATCAACTCTTTTTTGTGTAGATGTAATATCACCTTCTGTAACATAAACTCTAGAATCTTTAATAGCACCTTCAATTTCTGCACCCTGAATATCCTGTGTGTATTGTACTGGCGCAATTATAGTACCCATTGAAGAACCAGATGCACCTACAGAACCACCACCATCAAATTGTTGTTGTCTAATCTTCTGAATTTGCATTATACCAGATGCTAATATCATTGCTGATGTAGCTGCACCCATTGCCAATTGTCCCCAAATAGTCATCCAAGCATTGGCTGGGTTCATTGCAGAAGTCCAAGCTGAAATAACACCACCAAGCATATTCATTGTTACTGCTGCAATTTGGTATTTCTTTTGTTGTTCAAAACCTTCTTTAGTGTTTTCATCTTGTTCTTCAGCCAATGCACTCATTACTGAACCAGCAGCTTGGAATGCAGCTACTGCAAGTTGTGCATAATCTTGCCATTGAGCACCACCTTCTTTAATCTTTTGTCCAAGATTTATTAAACCATTAGACATTGTGTCAAATGCTGTTGCCCATTGTGAAGATAAACCATCACCTATACCAGTTATTGTGTCCATTGCACCAACAACATTTTCAGTCAACAACCTTAAAGCATCCATTTGTTCTTCAATAACTGATTGATTTAAGTCAGCTATCTAATTAAGTGCATCTTGTGATAATTCTTGTAATGAAGCTGCATGCTCAGTTTCAAGTGTTGCCAATTGTTGGAATAATTGAGCTTGTTCAGTAGCAATCTTTTGTTTTTCTTCTTCAGTTAAACCTTCAATGCCAAGTAATTGCTCACGTTCTGTTATTTGTTTAGCTATAAGAGCTTTTTCTTTTTCAAATTGAGCTTGAGAAAGAGCAACTTTGTCTTGATATGCTTTATTAGCTAATTCTTTTTCATTTTCGTAATAATCAACTATGGAAATTTCTCTTCTTCTCAAAGCATCTAAATTGTCTTGGTGTTCCTAATCATAAATAGATTGTTTTTCGGTCTATTGTCTTTTAAGCTCACTCTTCTCAATGTCGAATAATTTTTTAAGTTGTTCTTCACGTTTTGATGCTTCTTGTTGAGCATATTTAGCTTCAATTTCTATTGCATACCTAGCATACAACTCTGTAATTTCAAGTTTGCGTCTTTCGTATTCCTCTTGATTGATAGCACCTTCTTTTCTGAATTCTTTAAGTTGTTTGAGACGGTCTTTTTCTGCCTTTTCATTTTGAAGCAATTCTTTTTGTTTATTCTTATTTTCATCAATAGACAATTGAGTGATAAATGCTTCATATTGTTCTCTAAGCTTTCTAGCATCCTCATTACGTTTTCTACGGTCATTATGAAGCTTAACCTCTTCTTGATTGATTCTATCTGTTATTGCAATTTCATCTTTTTGTGCTTGAATATACATCTAAATCATTGCTACACGTTGTTTAGCTCTAGCTATATCGCGCTTAACAGCTTCAACGTGAGCTGAACCATCTTCATCACCTCGTCCTTTATAAGCATCTAACTCTTGTTCAAGTAAAAGTTGCTTCATTTCAGCTTCTTGCAACTCGCTGAACATATTAGCTGTTGTCAAAGATGTATCATAAAGCCTATTATAGCTTATAGTAAGCTCCAATATTTCACCATTAAG